CAAACTAATACCCGCGGTATTAAAGTTCGCGGAGTATTTGGTTCTCAAGAAGAGGCGGAATTTAAATGTAAATCACTAAGAGAGTCGGATCCTAACCATGACGTCTATGTTGGTCAAGTTGGAATGTGGATGCCTTTTCATCCAGAAGCATATAAAACAGGCAAAGTAGAATATTTAGAAAAAGAATTGAATGAGCTAATGGCACAAAAAAAGAAAAATGATGAAATTTCAAAGGAACAATTTAAACAACGTGTAAAAGAAAGCAAACAAAAAGCAATTAGAGAAAATATTGCTAAAGCTGAAAAAGAGGGAAACAAGTTGATGCAAACAATTGACGAAGACGGAAATTTGATTAATGCGGATAGAATGGATGTTCCTGGTAAGAATTTATTATTTGGAGATAGTTCTAATGACGATACAACTACAGCTGAATTACGTAAAGAGCTATTTGAGGCGGAAGATGTACTTGTGGGTAAACAAGATAATAATGACCATGGTATTGGAGAGATTTTAAGACGAAAGAAAGAACGCGAGGAAAAACTGACTAGTCTTGAAGAAGAGACTATTAATGAAGACGAGCTATTAATTGTTGAGTAATTGTTGAGTAATTGTTAAATAATAGTATGTTAATTTCTTCTATTCTTTTTATTATAAGTAAAAGAATGTTTTTTGTTATAATATAATGAGTTTTTTGGTCTTCTATGTTTTGTAAATAATTTATATTTACCACCCACAGTTTGTAACTTAGGTGTGCTTTTACTAGACAAATCATCTATAGACAATTTAACACTTGGATCTATTAAATTTCCAATTTTGATAATATTAAAAAATTTGTCCGGATTACTGCCTTTCAAAGTTATTTTAAGCCTATAGTATAAGTTTATTAATAATGTATCTTTTTGTTGTAATAATTCTGCAATAGTGGTATCTGTAATTTTACTAACATCAACTAGTATGTTTGTTAATACTCTATATAAAAACTGTATTACTTCTATAATCTTACTACAAGCATCTTCAATTCTGTTAAGAAACATTTTAAATTTTGTTACAGTAAAATAATTTTTGGCTATTTTTTCACGATTAATCTTATTTTCGTCTGCTATTCCAAAATCATATGTCTTATCTATGAACTTTAATATTTTGTCTATTTCTTTATACATTTCTTGCATTGTTAGTTCTCTAATTAACTTAATAAACTCGGGGTTTTTTATTACTGAATTTCTAATTAAATGAATTTGTGGTATTACACCTTCTACAAAATCTTTATAAGAAGAGTCTGAAGTGAAAAAATCAATAGTAATGGGATCAGAACCAACTCTAGAACCAAGTCTAAATATAGAACCAAGCCTAGAACCAAGTCTAGAACCAACTCTAGACATATTTTATTATATATATATAATAAAATATAATACAATTTTAACATTACTGAAAATATTCACAAACTATAGTATTATTTTTCTCGTAATATACTTCAACAGGAGCCAATGGTGTCTCAATATAAAAAATTAGACGCAATAAAATTAATATTGATTTGTTTGCAACTAAAATTTTGCTAAATTGTAAATTGCTATATTTGTTTTTTTTAAATTGTCTAATCTTATATGCCATTAAAATAGCATATTTTATATTTATGTAACCGCAATTAACAGTATTGAAATATAAATTATAGTCTGTACCATTCTTAAATAATTGTAGCCATTGTTCTATAAAGTGTGTAAAATCGTTTGGACTCTCAATTGACCCACTAATAGTTACATAAACAGTTGGAAAATTAGCATAATTATAAGTTGCCCACATATAATAATATGTGGTTTTTTTATATTTAATGTGCTGTAACGTAATAGAAGGCATTATTTATTAAAGTAGTTTACTTGAATCTATTTTTTAGATTTTTTTTCATCGCGCGTCAAGTTCTTGAATGAAGCTTGATGAAGATGGCATATCAGCTCTAGATGATGTTATAGATTTGGAACGGGCTTTAGCTTTGGACTTGGCTTTAGATTTGGCTTTAGATTTGGATTTTGTTCTGGTTTTAGTAGATAACCTTGAACGTGTGCCGTATTCTGCCGGTGCGGAACGCATTCTTATAGACCCTTGTGTTTTTTTAAGACCTTCTTTTTTACGAAGCTCTGTTATAATAAGCTTACAAGTAGGAATAAAATTGCCGATTAATGAGCGAAGTGCGTGGTTTGGATACAATATGTTATTATTTAATACCTTATTTGTTGCTGGGTCTTTATTATTTCCTTTTTTAAACCATTCTGCAATAGCACTCCATTCATATGTATGTCCTCATGAGGTTGTAACTGGATCAATCATAATTTCTCGCGTAATAGGACATAAAAATTCATTTGGAAAGTCAATTTTTAATTTATAGAAAGCACAAAAATTAGCAAGCTCTGTATTAAGAGATTTTAAAGTAGTTTTTGTTTTTGGATATGGATTGTTAGTATGAGATGAAGACGAAGCCCGCCTTATTTCGCTGACAATGCTCTCGGCTTCCACAACTCGCTCATTTAAAATAGTAAGCTCTTGCCTTAATTGCGTGATATTTTCTTCCAAACTTCTGATACGTTCGGCACATTCAGCTTCATATTGTGTAAGCTCCCTTCCTGTAATTCTATCATATTTTCGATCTATGGTAACCTGAGTTTGTCGGTAACCAGGGAGCCCAACTCTCCAACCACTATTATACATTTATATATAATAATAAATTAATTAAACTAAAAAACTAAAAAACTAAAAAACTAAAAAACATTACCATTTAGTTTTCCGCACATTAATTTTGGGACCTTTTTTCTTATCTCTTATGTTTGGATCATACATTTCTTCTTCATTATCTGAGTCTAAATTTTTACTAATTTCCCAAAACTCTTTTGACCCCAATTTGAATGTTTTATGGTGATCAGCTTTATACCAAAAAATTTGGTCATGCAACTTATTTGATTTAGCATTATTGTTAATTACTAAACATTCATAATTTTCAGTACATTGATCCATTACTTGGCAAAAACTCTCAAATGTAGGAAACATACCAGCATAATTCTCATAAATACGCCGTCGGTTTGCTATGTATGGCTCGCGCAATATAAAAACATAATCAATATTCGTGCGCAAATTGGGGGGAATACCCAAAGGATATTGCATTGTGATGACCAACATGATCTTCCAGTGACGCCCATTCATAAACAATAATCTCATCATTTTATCTTTAGTCCAACTACCATCATACAAACAATCATCCAAAATGACAAATGCACGAGGGTCAATATTAGATTTTTTATACACCTCTACTTCTTTTTTTATTTGTTTTAATACTGTTTTTTGCCGCTTTAAAATATTTTCTATAATTGCTGTATTATATTCATCATGAATAAATAGTTTAGGAACATGTTCTGCATAAAAACCATTACCCGCCTCAGTACCACTAATAACTGTTCCTATTGGTATATCTTGGTGATAATAAAGTAAATCGCGCACTAAATAAGATTTTCCAGTATCACGTCGCCCAATTAATACTATTACAGGACCTTTATTTTCATCTGGCCTAAAACTAATAGACTTTATTTCAAATTTTTTTAATTCTAATGTCATTACTAAATACTTATTTTATAAGTATATTTAATATACTTATATTTAAACTAATAAGTATATTAATTCTAATTAATTATAATAAGTATATTAATTCCAATAAATATACTTATTGTGTTATATATTAAAAAAATTATTATAATTAATTAATTATATGGAAATTAATTACAGAAAAAATAATAACAAACAACTCTTTGAAACAATTAATAAAGAAGAATATTTAGATTTAGAGAGTATTCAAAATTATATACCATTATATGATCATTATTTTGATTTAAATAACACTAATTACAATTCAATAAATTTAAATAACAAATATAAACTCGAAAATATTTTGGAAAAAGAAAGTTATAATAAATTTTTAGGAACAGTGTTAGATAGTTGTAATAATAAATTTTATAAAAGAATTTATGTTAAATTTAGTCCTCTAATTGATCCAATTAAATACATGCTTGGAAAATATGATGATAGTTATAATATATTAAAATTACCCCAATATAATGAAACCAAATCTAAGACAATAGAGAATAATGGCGAAGACTATAGCATAAAATATAAAAAGATTTTTGATCCAAATAATTCTGCATACATCGATGGATTTTTTTCATTTTTATCTAGTTGTTTACTAAATTATCACAATTTTTATAACGGACTAGATTATTATGGTGGATTTTTAGGAGTAAAAAACAAATATAAATTAGATGTGTCAGAAGATATTGAATATTTAGCTGAATCTGATCATTTTCATAACCATAGAAATTCTCTCTTCTTTTTAGAAGAAAATGAAAAAGTTAGATTTTTTTTTAATAATACAAAAAAAAATAAGAAAACATTATTATTAAACATATCTAATCCTATAACTGAAGAAGCGTTAGACATATGTATTATTGACAAAGATGAAATATTAGAACAAAATGTTAAATCTTTAGATTTAAAGAAGACAAACGAAAGCATTAACATTGATGAAAGTATTAACATTGACGAAAGTATTAACATCGACGAAAGTATTAATATTGATGAAAGCGTTGAACATGTAGAAGATGTAGAAGATGTAGAAGATGTAGAAGATAAAGAAGACAAACTATTAAATGATTGCAATTTAACATATGAAAATCTCAATATTATAGAAAAACATTCACATAAATCAAGTAATATTAATACAAGTGTAAATGAAACAAATAATTCTGGTTTAACTTGCTCATCAAGATCATCTAATACACGTTCAAGCAGTAAAACTAATAGTAATAGTAATGAAACATTATCTTCAAATAGTAATAGCACTAATAGCGATACAAACACTACAAATAGTTCTGAGTGTGACGAAGTTAATTGCATCATTAAACAATTTCCAGTTAAAATGATTGTATTAGAATGTTGCCAAGATACGCTGGATTCATATATTTTAAGTAAAAAAATAAACGATGCAGAATGGGAATCTATAGTTTTACAAATATTATTTACACTAATAACATATCAAAAAGTATTTCATTTTACTCATAATGATTTACATACTAATAACATAGTCTATATATTTACAGAAAAAAAATATTTATATTATAAATACAATAACATTCATTATAAAGTACCAACATTTGGTAAAATATACAAAATAATCGACTTTGGTAGAGCAATTTATAAATTCAAAAATAAATTTATATGTAGTGATAGTTATTCTGAAGACGGTGATGCAAGTACACAATATAATTGTGAACCCTATTTTAATGAAAACAAGGCTCGCATTGACCCCAATTATAGCTTTGACTTATGTAGATTGGGTTGTAGTTTGTTTGATTATTTTATTGAAGATTTAGAAAATGTAAAGAAGTTAAAATCTTCTATTAAAAAAATAATAATTGAATGGGTTTATGATGATAAAAACAAAAATATATTGTATAAAAACGACGGTACAGAGAGATATCCAGACTTCAAGTTATATAAAATGATAGCTCGCATAGTACATAAACACACTCCTCAAAATGTATTGAAAAATCAATTATTTGAAAAATATCAAATTGCCAAAAAAAATATAAATAATACTAGCGCACTTTTTAATATAGATAGTCTTGAACCAATGATATAGAGTATTATATATAAATTTTGGTCTTATTTAGCCTTATTTAGCCTTATTTAGCCTTATTTAGCCTTATTTAGCCTTATTTAGCCTTATTTAGCCTTATTTAGCCTT